TAAGTAAAGACGGAGCTTGTGTTTATACTTGCAACTATTTATCAGAAGCAGGAAACGTACACAAGATAGTAGAAAAAGAAGATAGTTTAAATATAGTAACAATCGTTCCGATTATAAAAGATGGAATAATAAGCTGGGAGCGATACACAATGGCAGACATAGAACAAATGAAGAAAGATGATGATGACTTTGAGGGAGAAAGGATGTGCAACCCATCATCACAAAAGAATGTTTACTTTAATAGAGAGCAATTAAACAAACAGATAAAACTTGAACCGATAAGAGAAACAGCAGACTTTAAGATATTCCACGAGTTTGACCCTAGCCACAGATACGGAAGCGGACACGATATTGCAGGAGGCGTAGGGCTAGATAGCTCCACATCAGTATTTATAGACTTTGATACAGTCCCAGCAAGAGTAGTCGGAACATTCAGAAGCGATTTAATAAAGCCCGAAGCATTCGGACACGAGATACTAAGAGAACAAGAACTATTCCCGGGAAGTATCGCAGGAGTAGAAAATAACTACGGAGCAGAAGCAATCTTAGTTTTAAAACAGAGCAACGCTAATTTATATACAACACAACCCAAAGAAACCAGACTATCAGAAACACAGCCAACAGAGTACGGATGGAAGACAACAGCCCTCTCAAAGCCTAAAATGCTATCAGCATTGAACAAAGCGATAGAAGATGGGCTATTAGACCTAAATGACATAGATTTGATTAGAGAGCTTAAAAGCTATACAAGAAATGATTTGATTGAAACAGTAAAAGACCCTAGACTTACAACTAGACATTTCGATTTATTGATGGCTTGTGCAATAGCTTGGATGATGAAAGACTTTGCAACACTAAAAGTAACAAAAATATATCATCAAGAAGAAACAAAACCATTATATAGCGATATAGGAATATAAATATATGATAAAAAGAAACTTAAAAGATGAAATAGCAAAACAGGCTTTAACAAGCATTGCTTTTGCTAGAAGACATAAAGCAGGTAAAATATCTAATTGGCAAAAGAACGAAGAGATGTATTACCAAAAGAAAAAGCCGACTGTAGCTAACAGGGCTAACGTTTCTTTAGGAAGAATGCAAGAATTTGTTCATACTTTATGGAGCAAGATTGATAATCCTCTAATATTTAAGTTTACTAAAAGAAAAGAAAGCCAACTAAAGCGAGTAAATCTATTAAATTCACTAAGACAATCAGATGCTAATGATGATTATTGGGATATAAAGGATTTAGTAGGAAAGAAACAGGGAATAATCTACGGTAGATGTGTCAATAATTTCTTTGCAGAAAGTCTTAATGGATACAAGGCACACTTAGAGAATGTTGATGTTTATGACTTCTTAATTGACCCTAGTGCAGGTGGTATTGATATTGAAAGAGCGAACTATATGGGCGATTATAGTGTAATTCTTAACAAAAAACAGTTAGAAGCAGGAGTTAAAAACAAAGAATACGACAAAGTCCAAGTAAAAGAATTAACAACTGGTAACGGGAATAAAGACGATAAGACAATAGAAGAACAAAACAAAGTAAATAGAACTATTGATACAGGAATTGTTTCAAAAGAAGTAGAGAATAAAACAGACCAGTTTAAGTTTTGGCGATGGTATGAAACTTTTGAGGGTGTTAGATATTATGTTTTAATGGACAACAAAGGACACTGGATTAAAGTAGAGAAGATGAGCGATGTATTTGCATCTAACTTATATCCTTACTGGACTTGGGCATCTTTCCCAGACTTAACAGAGTTCTGGACTCCCTCTTATTGCGATTATGCTAGAGAGATATTTATGGCTCAAGATGTTAGCATTAATCAAATGCTAGACAATGCAGAAGCTATCAACAAGCCGATGAAAGTAGTCAACACAGGAGCTATAGAAGACCTCTCACAGCTTAAATATAGAAGAGATGGATATATACCGACTAAAGGCAATTTTGATGCAGACAAGGCGATACAGATAATACAAACACCGAGTATAGATACACCGATGATAGTATTTGATAAGTTAGAAGTTATACAAGAAAAAGCTTCAGGAGTTACAGCAGGAGGCAAAGGAGTTGAAGATACAGACGGAAGAGTTGCAATCTATGAGGGTAATCAAGCGGCGGCGGCGGATAAGTTCGGACTACTAAATAAATCTTATTCATTCGGTTATGATAGATTTGCAAAACTATATGAAGCAGGAGTTAGAGAACATCTTAATAAAAAGGTAGCAGTTGACATTGTTGGAACCAGTGGAGTAGAAGTTACAAAGATTAGTAAGAGAGATTTGTTTAAGAAAGATGACAAGTATGGCGTATTAGTTGAAAGTTCTGCTAATGATGTCGCAAATGACATTCAAGAACAAACAATCAAAAACCAATTCCTAGTATCGCAAGCATTAAACCCAGAAGTAAATCAAAAGAAAGTATTTGAACTACAGGCTAAGATAGTTGGATTCACAGAAGATGAGATTAAAGAAATGCAAGACACATCAGCATTCGGCAATCAGGAGCTTATGAGCGAGGCAGAGAGAGATATTGAGAACATACTTGATGGGGAAGTCCTTAAACCAAACAGGAACGCTAACAACGCTTATAGGCAGAGAATTTTAGACTATATGACTGACCACGAAGAAGATATTAAAATGGAAGTATTCCAAAGGTTCGCAGTTTATTTTCAATCACTAGAGCAAATAGTAATGAGAAACGAAGCGAGAGCTTTAGAGAAACAAAAGCAAGACTTATTAAATAATATGCCAGTAGATGGAGCTTCTCCACCTGCTCAATAATAAATATGAAGTTTAAAATCATTAAAGGCGAAGGACTAAAAGCAACTATTGAGAAATCAGAACACGAACCAACACAATTTGAAGTAATCAATGTTAAAAACCATTGTGAAGCAGTCAAAAAGACTATCAAAGAGTTAGGTGCAAAGATAAAGCTTGAAGAAGCAATGATTATTAATATTGAAAGAAATCATAAAGAGTTACAAAACCTTGATGAAACATTAATCCAAGCTTGTTACTTATTAACTAAATCAAAGCTTGCTATTCTACCAGCACAGGAGAAACTTGATGAATTAAAAGGTTCAATGAAAGAATACGAGAAAGAAATTGACTTACTAGAAGAGCAAACAGGTATAAAAATATGGGAGACAAAGAAATAATTGAAGATGATATATCTAAGTATGCAAAGTTAGAAGCAGTAGGACTTAGCGAGGGTGGAAAGTTACTTACTAAAGGATTGAGTAGCGATATAGTAAATTCAGTAGATGAATTAATAATCGGATATAAAACTTTATCTCACATTGAGATGATAGCGATAATATCACAATTAGAGGCTAAATTCGGAGTATTCAAGGCAATTAAAAGGTCGGCTAAGAATAAGAAATTAGCAAAAGAACAATTAGAATTAATATTAACTGAATAATATGGGAAATAAAAAAGAAGCTAAAAAAGAAGAAAAGAACGTAAATCTTTTAATGACTGTTGAAAAGACAGGAGAGAAAGTAGTTTATTCAAAAGATGTTCATGGGGATGAATATAAAGATATTGCGAAAGCAACTGCTGAAAAGTTTGGTGGAACACTTACAGAAATAAAGGAATAATTTCGCTTACTTGCTTATTAAAGGTTAATAGGCAAACAGCAGAATTAATCTGTTTCGCTTCTGGATGGAGTTATAAAATCCCGTCAGACATAGACGCTAAATGTGTTTTAACTATATGGTAGAAGTTATCGAACCTGTAGAGGTTCCTAAAGAAACTAAACCTGTTGAAGCTGTTCCAGTTAAAGAGGAAACAGTGGAGCCAGTGGTAGAAGAGAAAACAATCGGCGAACAACTTAATAACTCAAAGGATAGAAGTGTCCCATTGCCAACTTTTTTAGAGCTTAAAAAGGAAAGCAAAAAAGCAAAACAAGAAATTAGCGATTTGAAGAAACAAATTGAAGATGGTGCTTCTAAACAGGACATTTCAAAAGGTATTAAGGAAATAGCCGACGAGCATAATGTGGATGAAAACTTTTTAAACGAGTTTGCTTCTACAGTCAAAGCTCAAGCTGAAAAAGAAATAGATGCAAAGATAGCTGAGAAGCTAAAGCCTCTACAAGATGAGGATAATGCTAAGAAAGTTGACGACATCTTTAATAAGAATTTTGACAGGGTATTAGAAAACTTGCCTGAATTTAAAGACGTTGCCAACAAAGCTGTTATTAAAACTCTTGCTCTTGACCCAGCCAACAAAAATAAAACTTTTACTAAAATTATTGAAGAGGCTTATGGTCACCTTATCCAAGGAAAAAAGACGATAGAATCTTCTACCCCTAATAGTAAGAGCGAAGGTGAAACCTTAGACAAGGCAAAACTAAAAGACCCAGTTTATATGAAGAAAGTTTTAGCAGACCCAGAACTCAAAAAAGAGTACAACGAGGGATTAATCAAACGACTCAACTTATAGGGATAAACTATAAAAGAAAATGGCTTTAAATGATTTTCAAGAAGTTGCTGATAATACTTATCAAGAAGTATTTAGCAAAATCTTAGTAGCAAAAAGTATTGCTAACATGCGATTCGAACCTAAATTAAAGTTTGGTGAAAGTGTTGAAAGATTTATCTTTGACATGTCAAACGTAAGAGTTAGAACAGTTTCAAGAGGAAGTGCCTCAACTATTGATACCGTTACTGATTCAACTGAATTACTAACTATTAATTTAGAGAAAGAAGCAGCATTCCATCTTTCAGATGGAGAAGTTACTCAAGCTGGACCACTAAGTCCAGGCGAAGTAATCGGTGGAGAAGTAGCAAAGAAAGTAGCAACTGATTTAGATGCTAGAGTATTTGCAGAAGTAGAAAATGCAGAAAACACCTTTGATACAGGAGATTTAACAACTTTAGTATCAACTGATGTTCCTATTACCCAAAGTACGACAACTGTTCCACAGATGGTAACAAGGATGCCAGCTAAGTTGAAAAAGAATAACCAGTTATTGACTAACATGGCTTTTGTTCTTGATGCTTATGGAGTTTCAGACATTGAGCAGTATTTGTTAGGTAAACAGTTTGATATTGTTAATTCAGTATTCAAAAATGGTTATGCAGGTGCTATTTCTAATGCAGAAGTATTTGTTTCAGAGAATTTAACAGGTGAAGCAGTATTAACCGCAGCAGGAGTATTTGCTAATACTCAAACTGTAGTTATTAACGGCGTTACTTTCACATCAGTTACTTCTATTGGAACTACAGCAGGAAACTTCTTAATCGGAGCAGATGCTGCAGCTTCATTGACTAACTTAACTGCATTAATTAATAACCCTGGAGATACAAGTGCAACTCAAGTTGCTTTAAGTACAGCTGACCAAATCTTGGTTACTGATACTTATAAGATGACAGCAGTAGCAACTGCAACTACTTGTACTGTTACTTGTGTAGGTGGTGGAAGAATGACAGTTTCAGAAACAGAAACTAATGTTTCATGGGGTACAGCTTGGATTAAATGTTATTTCGGCAAAAAAGGAGCTATTGATTTAGTAGTTCAAGATATGCAGTCAATCGACATGAGACCAACATCAGACAGACGAGGTACTAATATCTTTAGTTCATACTTAGCAGGACTTAAAACTTTTGCTGACGGAGCTAAGAAATTCTTACACGTTAAAATCGCAGTTTAACCTATTGGGGAGTGTAAAAACTCCCCTCTTATCGTTTTATTAAATAAATATTTAATATGAGAACAGATTCAGAACTATCAGGAATACTAATCTATGAGAATGATTCGGCTGGTTATATTACAAGGTGTAATTCTTC